TTGTTTATGTGAAGACAATACTTATCACGTAGACTGTTGCGATGGTACTTTACACGCACAAGGAATAGGTAAAATTTAACCTTAAACGCAACAAATTAAATTTAAATAGTTATATAGTTATGAACACACAAAAAGCAGTTTACAATCGTTTATTTTCTAAAGAAGAAAAAACCGAACTTGAAACGCATAAAGTAGAATTAGGTTTAGTGCAAGATATTGAAAAAATTATAAGCCAAGCAAAAAGCAAAATTAAAGACGTAGCAACTGCTCAAAAAACATATAATGCTTCTTTAAAAGAACTTGAAATTGCAGAAAGCAAAGCACTTAATGTAAGAGAAGAAGGAAAAGATATTTTTGATAGAGGTATGGCAGTAAGAGAAGACTCAATGGATGCTGCAAAAGATTTAGGATTAAACGCTAAAGATATAAAAGGTTTTAGTGAATTAGATAAAATATTAGATGTTTTGGAAAAAGACTTTCAAAATTTATTAAGGAGTATAAAATAAAATAAAAAAATGAATACAACTGAAATTTTAACCAAGATAAAAACACTTTTAGGTGTTGAAAGCGAAGAAGTAAGATTAGCACAAATGAAACTTGAAGACGGTTTAACAATCGTAGAAAGTGATTTTGAAGAAGGTGCTTCAATTGAAATAGTGACTGAAGACGGAAAAGTAAGTATGCCTATTGGTGACTACACACTTGAAGACGGAAGAATGGTAGTAGTTAAAGAAGAAGGTCTTATAGCTGAAATTAAAGAAGCTAAAGAAGAAGAAGAAGAAACTACTGAAGAAGTTACTGAAGAAGAAGCGAAGTCTGAAGAAAAAGAAGAATACGCTGAAGAAACAAAAGCACCTAAAAAAGTAATTGAATCAATTACTAAAGAATCTTTCTTTTCTGAAATCGAAAAGCTTAAAGAAGAAAACGAAACTTTAAAGAAAGAACTTGAAGGTTTAAAATTAAGTTCTGAAGAAACTTCAGTTGAAAACACGGAAGTAAAAGAAACTGAAAAAGAAAATGGATCAACAGAAGTAGAACTATCTACTGAAGAAGAACCAAAACCAATAGTACACAACCCTGAAAATAAAGAACGTGTAAACTTAGGTAGAAAAATAGCACCTAAAAGACAACGTACTATTATGGATAGTGTGTACGATAGAATTGCAAATAAAAATAATTAATAATTAAAATTTAAACAAATGGCTAATACCCTAACTGGAAGCACTTATGCTGGTGAATTTGCTGGTGACTATGTCGCAGCAGCACTACTTTCTGCTCCAACACTTGAAAAAGGTTTAATTACTGTTTTACCTAACATTCACTACAAAAGAGTGATGAAAAAAATCAGTACAACTGGTAGCGTTCTTGTAGACGCAACTTGTGACTTTGACCACAATATGGACGTAGACGTTGCAGAACGTGTTTTGACGTTAAAGGAACTACAATCCAACGTGCAACTTTGTAAAAAAGACTACCACCAAGACTGGATAGCTACACAAGCTGGTTATTCTGCTTACGAATCTTTACCAGGTAACTTTAAAGATTTTATGATAGCACACGTAGCTGGAATGACTGCTGCAAAAATCGAAACTAACATTTGGGAGGGTGCAGTTGGTTCTTCTGGTCAGTTTGACGGTTTAGTTACTTTAGCACTTGCTGACGCAACTGTAGTAGACGTTGCTTCTCACGCTGCGGTTACCGCTGCAAACGTAATCGATAAATTAGGTTCTATTGTAGATGCTATTCCTAACACCGTTTACGGTTCAGAAAGCTTAAAAATCTATGTATCAAGAAATATTGCAAAAGCGTATGTACGTGCTTTAGGTGGTTTTATCGCTGCTGGAGTTGGTGCAAACGGTACAGACAACAAAGGAACTCAATGGTTCTCAAACGGTGCTTTAACTTTCGACGGTATTCCAGTAGTAGTAGCTAACGGAATGGCTGACGATACTGCAATGGCTGCTGAATCTACAAACCTATTCTTTGGTTGTGGTTTACTATCTGACATCAATCAAGAAGTGAAATTTATTGATTTAAGTGAAATTGACGGAAGCCAAAATTGTCGTATAGTAATGCGTATGAGTGCAGGTGTTCAATACGCTATCGGTTCAGACGTAGTTCTTTACCACGCATAAGACTAATTAACTGAGGGGTGTAAAAGCCCCTCTTATTTATAAACTTTTTAAAACTTAAAATATGTCGTGTGATATTATAGCTGGAAGAACGGAACAATGCAAAGACGCAGTTTCAGGACTTCACGCAATCTATATGGTCAATTATGGTGATGTAGATTTCCAAGCACTAAACCAATATGGTACTGGTGACAACACAGACCAAATTGTTTCTGTACAAACAGACGGATTGACATTTAGTATTTATAAGTTTGAACTTAAGGGCAATAATAGTTTCGAACAAGCTATCCAATCGGATAGAAATAATGGAACGACATTCTTCGAACAAACGCTTACAGTTCAACTTAAAAGACAAGATGTAAAATCTACTAAAAACGTAAAACTAATTTCTTACGGAAGACCAAGAATAATTGTACACGCAAGAGGTGACCAATTCTTTTTAATGGGTCTTGACCAAGGTTGTGATGTTTCAGCTGGTTCAATTTCAAGTGGTAGTGCTTTAGGTGACTTTAACGGTTATTCTTTAACATTTACTGCAATGGAAGAACTACCAGCAAACTTCATTAACTGTACTAATGAAACTGAATTAAAACTATTGTTACAAAACGGTGCTGGTGGTACTGGTTCTTGTACAATTGTAACTTCATAAGAAACACTTTTCCTTTACTTTATACTTGTGTTAAGGGGCTTATTTCGGTAAGCCCTTTTTTTATTAGAAACAAAAACACGAAAATTAGTTATATAAGTATGGTTATACTAACAACTTCTACAAGTCCACAATCTTTTAAATTTATACCACGTTCTAAAACGTATGACGGTCTTTACTTAACTGACGAAAGTACAAACGTAACTACACAAATTACAATTAGTTCAAACGCAACTAATGACTATTACGAAACTATTACTGCAACCTTTGTAGTAGCTTCACCAAGCTTTACTTTAAAAGAAGGTAGGTTTTACACTTTTGAAGTGCGTAATGGATCAAGCGTAGTTTATAAAGGCAAAATATTCTGTACAGACCAAGCAGTAAGTTCTTATAGTGTAAACCACAACACGTACACACAACACAGTACAACTAACGATTTTATAATGTATGAATAATAACAATCTACACGTATTAAATTTAAGTGCTTACGAAGCACCAGAAGTAGTTGAAAACAACAAAAACAACTATGTGACGTATGGCACTAATAACGACTATTACGACTTTCTAATTGAAAGGTATAAAAATAGTGCTACAAATAATGCTATTATAAACAATATAAGCAAGTTTGTATTTGGTAAAGGTTTGAATGCTACTGACGCATCTAAAAAGCCAAATGAATACGCACAACTTATTACTTTATTAGATAAAGACGAACTAAAGAAAGTAATACTTGACTTTAAAATGTTAGGACAAGCAGCGTTCCAGGTACATTATTCTAAAGACCGTAAAAAAATTGCAAAGGTATATCATATGCCTATACAATTAATAGCACCAGAAAAGTGTGATGAATACGGAAATATCAAAGGTTACTATTATTCTGATAATTGGAAGGACACTAAAAAATTTCCACCTAAAAGAATTGCAGCGTTTGGTAGTTCAAAAGACGAAGTAGAAATATTATGTTTTAAAAACTACACGGTTGGAATGAAATATTTTGGTTGTGTAGACTATGTTGGTGCTTTATCTTATTGTACACTTGAAGAAGAAATAAGTGACTACTTAATAAATGAAGTACAAAATGGTTTTAGTGGTACAAAAGTAGTAAACTTTAACAATGGAATACCAACAGAAGAACAACAAAACATTATTTCAAATAAAGTAATGTCAAAGCTTACTGGTTCACACGGTCAAAAAGTAATAGTAGCTTTTAATAGTGATGAAACAAGCAAGACAACAATAGATGACATACAACTAAATGATGCACCAGACCATTACACTTATTTAAGTGAAGAATGCCAAACCAAGATAATGTTAGGTCATAATGTCGTTAGTCCAATGCTCTTTGGGATAGCTTCTACAAATGGTTTTGGTTCAAATGCAGACGAATTAAAGAACGCAAGTATTCTTTTTGAGAATATGGTAATAAAGCCAATACAAGGTGTTATAATAGACGCTATTAATAAAATATTAGCTTACAATGGTATTGCATTAAACTTATATTTCAGGACTTTACAACCTTTAGAATTTAAAGATTTAGACGGTTACAAAGACGCTGAAGAAAAAGAAGAAGAAACTGGTTACAGTTTTAGTAAAGAAGACGAAAAAGGTGACTTAGAACTTGTAGAAAAACTTGCTGAATTTGGCGAAGACGTACCAGAAAATTGGGTACTAATAGACGAAAGCGAAGTAGACTATGATAACGAAGAAGAATTAGACGAAATTATAGCAAAAGCTAACGAAAGTAGCAAAGCTAAAAGTACCTTATCAAAAATATATAAGTTTGTTTCAAGTGGTATGGCTTTTCCAAATGCTAAAAGTAAACAAGATATAGAAGTAGACGGTATTAAATTCTATACAAGATACAGATATGCTGGTGAAGTAAAACAAAATACAAGACCATTTTGTAGAGAAATGATACGTAGAAATAAAATGTACCGTAAAGAAGATATTATAAGAATGGATAGTACACCAGTTAATGCTGGTTGGGGTAAAGGTGGTGCTGATACTTATTCTATATGGTTGTATAAGGGTGGTGGTTCTTGCAGACACCGTTGGAATCGTGAAGTGTACGCACAATTTACTGACGCACCTGGACTTGATTTAAAAAACCCAAATGTTAGAAACATAGCACAAAGACGAATCAAGAAATATGGTTATGACCCTAAAAAAGGTGTTTTAAAAAACGATAGTAAAGTAGCGAAAAGACCAAGAGAAATGAGAAATAGAGGGTTTATAGAACCAAGAAATTTTACAACACCAGTAAACTAAAATTAATATGGCAAACGTACTTTTAATATCAAGAAACGACATAACACGCTATACTGCTTTAAATGGTAATGTAGACCAAGATAAGTTCTTGCAATTTATTTATATCGCACAACAAATACACATATTAAATTTTTTAGGTACAGACTTACTTGAAAAGCTTAAAAGTGATATTGCTGCTGGTTCTTTAACTGGTAACTACCAAACACTTGTAAACACCTATGTCAAACCAATGTTAGTACATTATTCAATGGTTGAATATTTACCATTTAGCACGGTGTCAATTTCAAATAAAGGTGTATTTAAGCACACTTCAGAAAATGCAAGTGTAATAGACCAAGACGAATTAGAAAAGCTTATAGAAGCAGAAAGGAAAATAGCTAAAAATTATGCTACAAGGTGTGTAGATTATTTAAACAATAATAGCACATTGTTTCCTGAATATACTTCAAACACAAACGAAGATGTAAACCCACAAAGAGGTGTAAACTATGGTAATTGGTATATATGAAAAAAACACGAAAAAGTAAACCAAAAGAAATTAACATATTAAAGTTAAAAAAATACTTAAAGCAAAATGGCAGAAAAGAAAATAAGTCAATTAACCGCAAAAGGTAATCCATTAGAAACAACTGATTTACTTATAATAAGTGAAGATGACGGTAGTGGTGGATATGCAACAAAATATGTAACTGGTGCAGAAATTAACAATTTTAGTATTAATACAAGAACTGACAACTATACTTTTGTATTAACTGATGCACATAAACTTGTAGAACTTAATCATACTGGAAGCAAAACTTTTAGTATTCCTACAGAAAGTAGTGTGGCATTTCCAATAGGAACAGAAATAAAATTAGCAAACTATGGAACTGGCGAATTAAGAGTTGCTGCATTAGTAGGTGTAACAATGTTATCTGACGGAGGTAAATTTAAAATTACTGCACAATATGGTGTTGCACAATTAATTAAAAGAGCAACAAATGAATGGTATTTATTTGGTGATATAACAACTTAAAAATAAAATTATGGCAGTAACAAATGGTTGGGGGCAAGGTGTTGAAAATAACACAATAGAATGGGGTAAAGGTTCTACTAATAACTCAAATAATTGGGGTTCTGTTTATGGTAGTAGTGCTGCTGGTGACACACTTTTAAGTGCTGCAAGTTTTTCTAACACGCATTCAACAGAATATGACGGAGTAGACCA